CCACATCCGTGTACTTGAAACTTTCCAGATCAGGTGCGATTTCTTCCGAAATATCGGTTTTCTCGTAGGTCAGAAGAACCGCAGCCTGCCTTCCTTTGGGTCTCGCTGCTGTCAGTACCATCATGCACCTGCCTTCCAGGGCGGAAGGTCTCCGCTCTTTTCAGCCGGCAGAGCTGGTGTTGACAGCACCGTGCCGGAATCGAACCGGACGATATGGATATATCTGGGGTTGTTCTGCATCAGCCAATCGGCTTTCAGCTCGCTTCCGTACACGTTCAGGGCAATCAGATCCCAGGTGTCACCGGACTTTGTGGTGTAATCAAGTGCCATACTGCGTGCGCCTCTTTTCGCGTTCGTACCGTTCCACATACTCGCAGAACTTCTCGTAACCTTCGTCCATAATGGAACGTAGATCTTCGGCATTCATGCTGCCGTAGATGGTGAAGTTTGGTGCATAAACATATGTGTTTCCGCTGGAACTCGTATAGGTACGCTGGTAGCTGTTGCTCGATCCACCGCGCTGGTTCCCGGTGCTGCCACCAGAAGCATCTTCGCTCCCGCCGATGGGCTTCAGCTCTACTTCCTGCTGGTAGTTCTGAAGGTCTGCCAGCATCGACAGATTTTGCCTTGTCAGTTCGCTGTTTCCAGCCGTCGGGAAGAAGTTTACATTGCTCAGGTCGTAGTTGTCCGGGTTTGCAGCGTATTCCAGCTTTGCCTTTTCCGCATCTGCTCCCCGGATAAACCGGATTGCCTTCTGAGTATTTTCGTTTGCCAGAACAGACTTGGCACCAGCAATCACTTTCCCGATTCCGGTGTTCAGCAGCTGTTGGGCTTTGCCCTGGTCATCCGACACGGTAGGTGTCGGCATTGCCGCCAGAGTTTCCAGCCCATCTACTGCATAGTTGGCGATCTCCGTGATACGGCTGAACGCCACACCAGCGTCGGACCCCAGTACCAATGCCGCTGCAACAGGCTGAACCATAGTGTCAAAACTTTGAGCCACCTGGTTGTAATACTGCTGGCGACGTGCTCTGTTGAAGTCGATCAGGTTAGAATCTTCTTCTGTAAAACCACCGTCCGCGAACATCTTCGGCTTTCTGCCGGGCAACCCCAGCAGATCACCCAGACCAACGCCCAGCAGCTTACCAGCGGTCAGCCAGGTATCAATGTTCTTTTCACGAACGCCGCGCCGGAAGCTGATAACGGCTTCCGGGCCAGCCTCACCAGCAATAGACGGTCCCTGCGTCATGCCGCCGTTGGCAAATGCCGGGACGGACACGGGTGACAGGTTGAATCCGAACGACTTACCGCCGATCACCGGAACCGGAATGCCGAACAGCGTTTCCGGTATTGTGAGCTGAATTTTGTTCAGCGCCCCAATGATGAAGTTGACCGCTTTCACGCCGATGGTTGCAACCTGCTTCAGGAAGCCGATGATGCCCAGAATCACAGGCTCTACCACAGGAAGCACCTTACCCACCAGATCCACCGCCACCTTGATGGCGTTGACCAGTGTGGTGCCTACCAGGCTTACCACCGTAGACAGCAGCGGCATGACCGCCGGAATGCCTTCATTCACGATAAAGCCGAAGATCTCAGTCAGCACCGGCTTGATGTGGTTTACTCCCAGATCTACAATCTGAGAGAACACGCCGGCAAACGATTCAATCAGCGGCATAACCGTCTGGATGGCAGGGGTCATAGCTCCGAACACGTCACCCAGATTTAGCCCTCCGATACTGAAGCCGGATAGCTTTTCCTGGATGCTCTGCAAGCCCTCCGGGGTGGTGAGCTGCCCGAACACTTGCTTTACAGTGTCGCCGACACCGGCTATCTTTCCGGTAAATTTGTCAAAGACGGCAAGCCCGCCCTCGCCAAATACCATTCCGACGATGTTGCGGATGTCCTCGAAGTGATCTCCCAACAACGAGACTGCCGCAACGATTGTACCGATGCCGGTAATAACCGGGCCGAATGTGCCAAGCAGTGCCATGAATCCGCTGCCCAGTTTTGCGGCCACTGGGCCTACCGTCGTACCCAGTACGTTCAGCCCTGCGCCGCCGACATTCAAAGCTCCCTTCACCGTACTCAAAGCGCCGCCGCCGATTTTGGATGCTGCACCCGCCACCTTGCTGCCGACACCGAGGACGGTAGAACCCACTTTGGACTGGCTGACAGTCTGCCATGCATTGGACAGCCCATTTCCAATGACCGTCTTTCCTGCACCGAGGAAATTTTTCACTCCACCGGCCATACCTCCAAGGTCAAGACCGTTCGGTCCTGCAATGCCGGAAAGAATCTGTCCCGCAACACCGCCGGTCTTGGCGATAAATCGTCCAACCGGATTGCCGCTTCCGAACCCCACCAGAGCATTTTTCAGGCCGCCCAGCGATTGCCCGACATTGGAAACATACCTACCGGAGCCGGAGTTTTTCAGCACGCCCAGTAGGCCACCGTTCGTGCTAGCTTCCAGCACATCATTTACAAAACCGGTGTTTCCTTTCTTGGTTCCGCTTCGCAGGCCCTTGAAATTTTTCAGTGTTGCCCAGATGCCGACACCAGCGCCGTCCAACGTCTGCCCAATTTTTCCAAGGCGCGTTGTGGGCTGCTGCGCTCCGGCACCGGCCATCTGAACGCCGTACTTTGCATTTTCAGCAAACATTCCGGCATTCGATTTTACAAAGGATGCGCCACCAACTGCCCGTTGGATCAGGCTTGTGGGTGTCAGTGCTCCCATCAGATTTCGGACAGTGATGCCTCCGAATGTTCCGCCTGGGGCACCGCTCGGTTTTCCGCCGATTGCAATGTTCCCGATGGTGTTCAGCAGCGAGGATCCTGTGCTATAAGCCGTCGGTGCAAAGCTCATAGCTCCGAACGCCGCGACTATGGCAGCAATGGCCTCTGCCACTTCCGGCCCATGCTCTGCTGTGTAGTCGATGCCCTTCTGGATCCACGGCAATGCCGCCTGCGCCGCATTGCCAATTCCAAGCAGCGCGGAGTGCAACATCGGCAGAATGCCATTGACGATGTTGGACAGATCTGGCAAGCTCTCGGTGATACCGTTTGCTATGTCAATCCACATGGATGTCAGTTCTTTCTTTGCTGGAAGGAACTGATTGCCCACATTGATAAGCAGGCGGTCTGTCGCATTACTTGCCATCTGGCTTACCGCTTTGCTGGTGTCCAGACGAACAAGCAATTCTTTCTCCATGCTGCCGCTGTATGCGCTGGTATCACCAGCCATAAGCAAGGCATTCTGGAACGCAGGCAAGTTGCCCACAATTTTTGAAACGCCCTCAATGGCCCACTGTCCAAACAGTGTCTTGATGGTCGCAGTCTGCTGGTACTTGTCCTGTTTCGAGATCGCCTCAAAGACTTTGTACAGAGTGCTTGCTGCACCATCTTCTCCGTTCGGCCCGGTGGACTGCATATCCTTTGCAATCTGCACAGGATCAAAACCGAGTTTGTTCCATGCGCCCACCTGCGCATCCGTTGCACTGTTGCCAAGGGTGATGTTTGTAAACACACGGTTCAGGCTTGTTCCAGCCTTTCCCTCATTAACGCCCATAGCCAGCATGGTGGCTGCCAGCGCAGAGGTCGTGTGCAGGTCAACGCCGGCTGTCTGGCCGACACCGCCGGACGTATTCACCACGCTGGCGATTTCCGCCGCCGTGGTAGCCATGTGGCCGCCCAGATAGTTGATGGAATCTGCAATGTCGATAATCTGGTTGTGGGTCTTACCAAAAGCGGTTTCCCACTTTGCCATATAATCGGCCGCAGACTTTGCATCAATGTCCCACGCGGCAGCTAGCCGGGCCGTATCGTACAGGTAGCTTTTTTCTCCGGTTTGCTGGTTATCCAGAAAGATTTGCTCATAGCTCTTACCGGACTGTCCCAGCGATGCGGCGATCTGCGCCATCTCGTCCCGTTTGATTGGGACCTGCGTGGTCATCTTGAGGATCGCGTCCTCCATGGTGGCACGCTTTTCCGGGTCAATGCTGCCGTCATCGTTCATGATGCCGCCAACATACTTGACTGCATCTGCCGCCTGGGCTTGGTATTCCTCTGCCATGGAGGTTGTCTTTTTAATCATGACAGCGGACACAGTTGTCAGCGTCGCCATGATTCCAAGCCCAGTCTTTCCGATTACGCCCAGAGTGTTTGCTACCGTGCTGCCCAGTGACTTGGTTCCCGTCAATGCGTTTGCCAGATCACCGGTCAGCCCCTTCGTCTGCTTTATTGCAGTTACAAGGGACGGGTCCACCTTGCCCATGATGCGGATGCTGAGGTCTAGTGCTCCATTTCCCGCCATACGTCTGCCACCTCGTTACACAGATCCACCAGCTCCCGCCGGGGCAGGTGCAGCAGATCTGTCATGTTGGAATGCGTGGCAATGGATAGCTGGATAGCCGCTTTCCGAAGTCCTTTTGCCCCGCCTTTTACTCGAAAAAATCAGAGTTTACAGCATCACGCAGCTTAACCGCCTCGCACAGCGGCAGACCAGCAAAGAAGTCCACCGGGTAGCCGGTGCCCATGCTGGCGATGATGCAGCAGTACAGGTAGTTGCGATGCGTATTCACCGGTGCAAATCCGCCCGCAGCCATACGGTTTTCTGCCATGGATTCGCTCATAGTGTTCAGTTCGCCCACGCCGGACAGGTCGATGCCGTCAAAGGTCTTGCCCTTCAGTTCCGCCTTTTCGCTGCCCTCGTAGGTGTAGGGCGCTGCAAACTTCAGGGTGTGAGATTCCAGCTGCTTTTTCACTTCATCGGCGTTCTCGCTGTTATCCATGCCCTTGATAACCGCCGCCTGCACTTTCTTGATCTTGCCGCGGGGCATGAGCTTGAAGAACTCCACCGGCTTTCCAGTAGCCTTAACAGCCATTTCCTGTGCAAAGGAAGTGGTCATTTCCATCGCGTACATGGCCGCCGTCTCGTTGCCGATGCTTTTCTGAATGTCGATCAAGTCCTGCACGGTCATCTTCTCCATACCGGACAGATCCAGGCTGTCGTACTCCTTGCCCTCGAACTTATAGGGCTTGTCGAACTTCACGATATTGTCCATTGCTGTTTCCTTTCCAAAAGACAATCAGCCGCCCCACGCCGGGACGGCTGACTTCTTCATGTATCGGGTTTAGATAAGAGCGTTGATCTCGGCACGCATATCCTCGCCATCGACATAGTAGCGGCCCGCAAACTTGTCGATGTCGATAACAGTAGTGCCGTCAACCTCCATCAGGTAACGGGTGACTTCCAGCGTGGTGGTGCTGCCCATGGTGTCGGCACGCTTCAGCTTGCCGGGATCCAGTTCCTTGGGACGACCACCCAGGACGACGCGCAGGCCCTTGTAGGTGTAGCCGCCGTTCTTGTTGTCGTTCTGCATGGCAGCACGCAGGGTAATCTGGATGTTCTTGTTGGGGTTCATCATCTTGGTGGCGTAGCTGTACATGGTGTTCCAGTTCAGCGTTGCCTCCATGGATTCAAACTGACCGGGCACGGGAGAATCGACTTCGCCTGCAATGCCCATGCCGGACACGGAGGTGGTCTTGTTCTTGATCTTGGGCAGGGTGACTTCATCTGCCAGACCAATGAGCAGGTCATCTTCCGTGTACGCATTGTAGTCATTGATGACCTGGGGAACCAGGTCACTGGAAATATTCAGAGCCATAGGTCATTCCTCCTGCTTACAGAGACAGAGCCGAGGTCAGTGCGCCGGCCTCATACTCCATGGTGTTGTTGATCTGCTTAAAAGGCGGGAACGGCGTGCAGAACTGATAGAAGGAGTAGTGTCCTGCAACCAGTTCAGCGGTCGTGTTGCGGTCGGGGTCTGCCTTCATGCTGTAGCTGGCGCATACCTCGGTAGAGACATAGACGCTGCCCTTCATGTTCTCGCTGTCGATGATGGACTGAAGGCGCTTCTTGTTCATGGGCTTATCCAGCTTGCTCATGTTGTCCAGAACAAAGCTGGTCCAGGAGTGGTTGAAGAAGCGGCGGACACAAAGGAAAGCGTCCTTCGGGTCGGTGTTTTTCGGGTAGCAGCAGGTCTCATTGCCCCACACAACAAAGTCGCCGGAGCGGATGAAGGTCGCCACGCCCTGCTCATTCAGCACATTGCCCTGCTCCTGATCCATCAGGACTTCGGTGCCATCTTCCAGGCAGGCGGAGGAAATGGGTACGCTGACATTGGACGGGCTGGCATTAGGCGTGTCGTTGTACAGGCTGTCGTTGTAGACTGCCGCAGCAGCGGCCAGAGAGCTACCGCTGTAGATGGTGCTGCCGATCTTGCCGTACAGCCACAGGCCATATGCTTCACGAGAAGTTGCGCCCTGCTTGACCTTCTGGTTTGCCACGTCGGTGTACTTG